CAATTTCAGGAGGAAAATTAAAAGAAACGGGTTTGGATCACTGGGATACACCAAATACAGGAGCAGATAATTCCTCAGGATTTACAGCTCTCGGTGCAGGAGTTAGAGCAGATGATGGTACATTTGGCATGATTAAAGAGATATTTGGAGTATGGGCATCAACGGAAACAGGAGGTGATGGTGATTGTTTAGTATTACAAAAATATGATGGTGCTACTATAATTACGACAGGTGCCAAAAAATATGGTATCTCTATTCGTTTAATTAAAGATGATTCTATCGATCCCGGTACAGTAACCGATTATGACGGTAATGTATATAATACTGTTAAGATAGGCACTCAGGTATGGATGGCATTAAATTTGAAAGTTACAAAATATAATGATGGGACTTCGATTCCGGAAATTACTGATAATGCTGCATGGTCAGGAGATACCGCAGGTGCACTATGTGCATATGATAATAACTGGGATTATGTGTGGAATCGTTATCTAATTTATTTATTACCTAACGCTCCCGTGATTGAAAATCAATCATTTCAGATATACGAAGAACAATCATCTGGAACAACAGTTGGTCATGTTATTTCTACCGATCCAAATAATATTACATACTCAATAACTGCAGGAAATACTGGAAATGCATTTATAATTAATGCATCAACTGGATATTTAACAACAAATACAGTATTAGATTTTGAAACCCTTAGTGGATATTCATTAACAATAGAGGTTGTAAATAATTCATTTCCATCTTTATCAGATACAGCTATTGTTAGTGTTGAAGTATTAAAATTATATCATGTATGCGTCGATAATGGATTACATTTCAATGGTTATTCCGAAGATTTAATTGGATTATTAACTGTTGGCGTTGTTCATGCAACAACTGGAACCCTTACAGATTATGTAATAGAATGGCATTTAAACACTATAAGTGGATCAACTGTATTTATTACTGGCAATAGCGGAAATACGGATCCTTCTATCCAGTCGTTCCACCCAATAAATTCCGAATTAGTTCAAGCGGGTGAATTATATCCTGTTGTGCGTTATGCTAATGTTAATGGAATATTATATAGTGCTTATTCTAATCTTGGTTATTTATATTCGCCTGATTTATTGACTTGTTTACCATCAATTACTGTTGTTTCAATGACTTGTTCAAATGGATCCGCAGGTTTATTTGGACATACTGTTCAATATATAAATACTACGCAACCAAGTCAACTCGCCAATAGATCATTGACATATGGATTAAATCTTGATAGTTCTTCGAAACAAATAAGTTACCAATTTTATGGATTTGCTATAGCTGACAGAATAACTACGTCATATTGTACAACTGGCGGTACGAAAACAGTAATAGATGACTGGGTTGTAGGATTGGATTGCACTGGAAATACGTTTAATTCTTTACCTAAATTATACACCAATCAATGGATAAAGAGATCTTTAAGTCTGACTGGATTTACATATCAAAGCGGTGATTATTTATTATTCGATACGTTCCCGTCATATAACGCTCCTGGAAATACTGATACTAACTGGCGATTAAGTATAAAATGTTTTAGTGGTGATAATTTAATTGATTTTGGATTCCAACCAAATACTGTTAATGATATTGATACTGGAGCAACAATGAATTTAGTATGGAATACAGGTAATTGTTCTTATGATTTAACAGTTATAACAGGTGTACCAAGAGTTCCATTATCATATAATAGTGATATGTACCATTATACAGAAGCTGGGGCCGGTGGTTCTTACGAGTGGACGACTGGCCAAACTATTTCTGTTCTTCAATATACAGGAAGTTCATTAACTTGGGTGCCATATACTGCATATGGTAGTCCTTATTTACTTAATGGTGTATTAAATATAAAATTAACTGGTGGTACTCATAATCTTCTTTATACGTTTACAGATGCGATGGATTATAATCATTATAAAACTGGATATACAACAAATATTACAAGTTCTCATTGGACTGATTGGACATCAGATGTAAATAGTTTAAATCATTATAAATTTATAAATGATGTATTTAAAGTTTCAATGACAAGTGGTGACACTTTTTATACCTATGGATTATATGTTGATAGCCAATCAGTATTCACATTTGATGATGTAAATAAAACAATTTCAATTGCACTTGTTCCTCAAACTGGTGTATATACTGGAGTTGCTTGTGATAAATCATCTGATAATTTTAATTGGATTATAACTTATACGAATAATTTATACTCTGGAACAACTTGGGATTTAAATACAATTTGGGGTACTCAAAATCCATTCCCATTTATGTATCTTACTTATTGGCCATATGTTTATACGGAAGCAACTATGCAAACATATATGTTTCTTTATAATAACTTATTGGATACAAGCACGCCATTAAGTCCTGAATGGTTCTTATCTTCTGGAGTTTGGTATTTCTGGAAAGTTTGCCTCAATTTAAAGATTGATAATGTGGTAGATCCATTAAATAATTATAGTGTATATAGTGGATTAAATTCAGATGGTAGTGTAAGTAGTCCAGTTGTTTGGACATTAATTAAAAGAGTACCGTAATAGTATTAACTTATTCTGTAATTTGTAAAATCATAATTGATAATTAATTCATTTACTATATTTATATATTAGTTATGTTATTATATGAGTAATGAATTTGTAGCCCGTAATGGTGTAATCATTAAATCAATTGCAACTGGTACAACCGAAACTAAGATTTTAGTAGTGGATGATACTGGACTTATGAAATTAAGAACATCAATTTCTTTAGGCGGAACATCTGGAACAAGCGGAACATCTGGAACTTCAGGTTCAAGTGGTTCATCTGGAACAAGCGGATCGTCTGGTTCATCTGGTACATCTGGCGGTTCTGGTTCTTCAGGTACAAGCGGAACTTCAGGTTCGAGTGGTTCATCTGGCACAAGCGGATCATCTGGTTCATCTGGCACAAGCGGATCATCTGGTTCATCTGGAACAAGCGGAAGTTCAGGTTCTAGTGGTTCATCTGGAACAAGAGGAACATCTGGTAGTTCTGGATCTTCTGGAACTTCTGGAACTAGTGGGACATCTGGTAGTTCTGGATCTTCTGGAACTAGTGGGACATCTGGTAATTCTGGATCTTCTGGAACTAGTGGGACGTCTGGTAGTTCTGGATCTTCTGGAACTAGTGGAACATCTGGTAGTTCTGGAACATCACCAACTGGAGGAACTGGAGGTGATTCACTTTGGTATCTTATACCAGAAACTACTACAATAGCTCCTATAGCTAATGAGTCAATTCAAGTTAAAAGTATTACTATTGGAGTAGAAAGTGATAACATGATTAAAGGTCTGGATTCGGAGACAGGAGGGGATCTTCAAATTTATGGAGGGGATAGTTTAATTGACATAGATGGTAGTAAAGGAGGAGGTGTTTGGATTGTAGGCGGATCTTCCAGTAATACCACTGGAGAAACAGGAGGAGATGTTTGGATTGTAGGTGGATTTTCGCCAAATCCTGATCTATATAATAGGTCTAATGTTTTTATAAGTAATGATATAGCGTACCTTCGATTTAAAACTATAGAAAATAATCAGATATGGTTTAGCCCAGGCGGAGAATGGGGCCCTGGTCAGAATTTTTATCTTGCAGGGGGAAATAGTGAAGGAATTGGTGGTGAATTTCAATCAGATCCCGCAGGCGACATAATAATAAAAGGAGGAGATCAAATAGAAGCAACTACTGGCGGCCGCGGCGGAAATGTTATTATTTCTGGTGGAACTACTAGCAATGCTGGTGAACTTTATGGTGGAGACATTTATATTATTGGGGGAACGAGAGCAAATTCCGATATAAATAATAGGTCTAAAGTTTATATTGGTAATGAAAAATGGAGCCTTGAACTTAAAACTATGTATCTACCTGAAGTACTTGGAGATTATGGTGGTGAAACGATATGGCTTAGCCCAAGAGATCAAGATACGGGTAATACGCTTAATGGATATAGTTTTATACTTCAAGGAGGAAATAATAATAATGATCTAATACCCGAAATGCTTGATCCTATGGATGCAGGATCTATATTGGTAGTCGGAGGATCTCAAGGAGCAAGTAGTGGAGGTAAAGGTGGAGATGTTATAATTCAAGGCGGACTCACTACAGCTAGTAGTCCTACTGGAACTTCAGGTGGACATGTTTATATTCAAGGTGGATCTGGTAACACTATTGGAGGACGTGTTTATATTATTGGAGGCACTACTAATGCTGAAGGGGGATCAGGTTTAGGAGGTGATGTTGTATTTCAGCGTGGATATGGCGTAAGTGTTGGAGGAGAATTTTTATTTGAAAATCTACCAGAAGCAACTGAAGGAGATCCTTATGTTGTTTCTTATAATTCATCAAGTGGTAGAATAAGTTATAGAGCAATATCTGGCGTTACTGAATTACTTTGGTATGAATCAGGTGTAAATTTAATATCTCCTGTAACTGCTTCTAATGGTATTGGTGTTGGTGATGTTCGGATCGGTGGCACTGGCGGAGGTAATCAAATTTATGGAATAGAAGGTACTGGCGGTGAACCTGGCGGTAGTTTGATTGTGCATGGAGGAGATGCTTCATCTAGTGGAGCTGGGGGTGGATTCCTTGAGCTTCGTGCTGGAGATACTTTAATTAATGATCAACTTGATGGTGGATATGTTGAGATTCATGGTGGACATAATAATAATGGTACTGCTGGTACTGGGGGACGTGTTTATATTACGGGTGGAGGTGTTAGTAGTAGTAATGGATATGGTGGAGATATAATTATTTCACCTGGAATATGTGATAATAATAGTACCCTTAGTATGGGTGATGTTTTTCTCGGAACTAATCCCAATGATCCCGAAGCCTTTACCATAAAAATAGAGGATTTACCTGATGGACAGGTATTAATAGCATTAGAAGATGATTATACACACGATTTTATAATTCGAGGAGCAAACACTTCTGGTAATACTCTAAATGACAATGGAGGTAACTTATATTTACTTGGAGGCGACGAATATACAACCAATTCTGGCACTGGAGGTAGAGGTGGTGATGTTTATATTACTGGAGGAACAACAAATAGTCATTTTGCAATAGGTGGAAGTATTAATATTTTTGGTGGAGATAGTGAAAATGCTATGGGTGGTGATGTTTTTATAGCTGGGGGGCATGGCACTAGTGGTTATGGAAATGTGTATATTGCAAATCCTGTCGATGAAGGTGGATCATTACCAGTTGATTATGGCACTAATCTTCTTAATGTTTTATATGATGACGAGTCGGGGAAATTATCATATAAACAACCAACCGAACAGGTAGTTACTTTTAATACAGGAACAACAACGATTGATTGGACAGTTTCAGAATATGCATATCTCGAACTAACTGATAATGTTTCTCTAATTCTCTTTACTAATCCAAATAAAATAGGTGAATATTTCTTAAATATTAAACATATTGGTGACTCTTGGGAAGTAAGTGAATGGGATAGTGACATTTGGTGGCCACAAGGTGTATATCCCGTATTGTCAGATACCGAAAATGATATTGATCATTTTAGATTTTATTGGAATGGTAGTATTTATCTTGGCCTACTTATGTCTAAGTTTAGATCTATGTTAACATAATAACCATTTCTTTTTATAATAATTTTTTCGTATATTTACGATATGAAAATATTATTAATTCAAAAATTTTCAATTATAGAGCCTCTTGGTTTAATGGTTATTGGAAAAGCAATGATGGATGAGGGACACGATGTTCATTATTATCTTTATCATGGAAAAAGAATACCTCTTTATAATATTGATTTAAGAGATTTTAATTTGGTGGGATTTAGTACATATACAGGTAATCATATTGAAGTATATGAGGCTTGTAAAGAAGCAAAAAAATATGGTGTAATAACAGTAATTGGAGGCCCACATGCATCTTTTTTCTATAAAGAATGTAAAGAATATGCTGATTATGTATTCAGAGGTGAAAGTGTATTATCTTTTCCAAATATGGATGATAAAAAAATCTATCCATTAGTTAATCCTGATTTGTTAATTCCTGATAGAGAAAATTTTTATTATTATTCGCCGATTCATAGAGATAATCGCATAAAAAATATAATGACATCTTTTGGTTGTCCATTTAGTTGTACATATTGTTATAATTCTCTATACAAAGAACTATATCCTGATGGTAAAGTACGATTAAGAACGGTTGACTCGATTATTAAAGAAGCAAATTCATTAGATGCAGAATTAATATATTTCCAAGATGATTTTTTTGGATATAATAAGAAATGGTTAAAAGAATTTAATGAAAAATGGGGTAAAAGGCCATATCATGCCCAAATGAGAATTGAAACTCTTGATGATGAGAAACTTGATTTATTGATTGATAGTGGGTGCGTTGGTGCCACAATTGCAATTGAAACATATGACGAAGAATATAGAGAAAAGGTATTAAAAAGAAAAATGCGAAATGATGTAATTCTTGTAAATTGTAGAAGATTATTGGACGCAGGAATAAAATTAAGAACAGAACAAATGCTCGGACTTCCAAATACAACATTTGAAGATGAATTAAATTTATTAAAATTAAATTGTCATATTAATCCAACAATTGCGTGGACAAGTATATTTCAACCATATCGTGGTACAGAATTAGGGGAATATTGCGTTAATAATAATTTATACAACGGAAATAATGAAGATGTTGATGATTCATTTTTTAAAAATACTGTACTAAATTACCCTAAAGAACGGAAAGAAGAAATAGTAAAATTACAACAAATATTTGCTTTATGCTCGCATATACCAAATGGATGGGAATATGCCGACCAAATAATAAAACATAATAACGATAATTTAAAAGAACACTTATATTCAATATTGTATAGAACATGAAAATATTAGCGCATTGTTCATTTATAGGCACAACAGGATATGCTAACCACACTAGATCATTTTTTTGTGCATTAAACAAATATCATACTGTTAAAGTACGAAATTTAACTATTGGCAATGGATGGAAAGGAATGAACAACACCCCGCACGACGATGAACCATATATTACAAAGGAAATGAAGGATATGTTAATTCTTCAAACTCTTTTCAATAATGATAAGTCCAGAACGGATTATCCGATGTATGATTATAAGGGTGATTTTAAACCTGATGTACATATCATATTACAAGATATGGATAATTATTATTTTTATGAAAATTATGACGGATACAAAATAGGATTTTGTGTTTATGAATCAACAAGATATCCTGATCATTTTTTTCAGCGTTTATCATATTTTGACGAAATGTATGTTCCAACGCAATGGCAATTTGATTCTCTGGTTGAACAAGGATATCCCATTGAGAAGATTAAAATTGTTACCGAAGGTGTAGATATCGATGTGTTTAAACCTGCAAAAAAAATTATTAAAAAAGATAAATTTAGATTTTTATTATTTGGTAGATGGGATTATAGAAAATCAACAACTGAAATTATTAAAGCGTTTGGAGAAACATTTAAAGGTAATAATAATGTAGAACTTGTTTGTTCTGTTGAAAACCCATATCCAAGTGATGAAACACGATCTACCGCCGATAGAATTAAAAAATATAATGTTGATTATGATAACATAAAATTTCTTGATTTTGTAAGTAGAAAAGAATATGTTGATTATTTGCAGCAAGGAGATGTTTTTGTTTCATGTGCGAGGAGTGAAGGATGGGGATTACCTCTTTGTGAATCAATGAGTTGTGGTACTCCATCAATTTATTCAAATTGGGGAGCACAACTTCAATTTGCCAGAGATAAAGGTATTCCTGTTAAAATTTCACATATTAGACCCGCAAATATTGGTGATAAAGAAGTTGGCGGCGAATATTGTGAGCCAGATTTTGAAGATCTAGTTGTTCAAATGAAAAACGCATATGAGAATTATAATGATTATAAAAAGAAAAGTTTAGAAGAATCAACATTAATACATAATGAATTTAATTGGGATAAAGTTGCAAAAGACGCTTCTAAAATCTTAGAAAAAAAAACCGATCCGTTTATTTTTGTTACAGCGGGAAATTTAGAATATATGCCGACGATTGAAAAATTAGTGGAATCCCTGAATGAATTTTCTAAAAATAAGGTTTTAGTATATGGAGTGGATTGTGATGTTCCATTCGAGTCGCCAAATATGATTAAACGAAGAATAAACCCATCTAAACACTCCAAATATGATAGATGGTACTGGAAGCAGTATGCGTGTATCGAGTCATTAAATGAGAACTATGATCGTTTTATGTGGATCGATGGGGATGTTGTTGTAAATTATAATATCGATACTATTGAGAAATATTTTCCACAAATTGAAAATTATCCATTATCCGATATTCATATACCAGAAGAATTTTCAGGATATTATATAGATGAAAATAATAATAATAAAAACCAATTATTTAATGAAAATCTATGTAAATTATGGAATATAAACATTTCAAAGCCATATATGCATATCTGTATGTTTATTTATAATAAAAATTGTAAATGGTGGTTTAATGAAATAATCAAGGAATACTTGACAGTTGATTTAAAATTATATGAAACATATTTCCTATGGAACGATGAGAGCATTGATAATGGATTAAGGTGGAAATATGGATTTAAAAAACATCTTCCGTTATCTAATTTTGACACATCAGGGTATGATGGCGATGATGGATTTACTAAAGGAGTAATAAATGATTTTTATAAATTTTGGAACGAACCTGGCCCTCAAAATTTTGATAAAGTTTATGGATATAAATTTATTCCCAAGGATAAAGATCAAATAATTTATTTTCATGGGAATAAAGATCGTGAAGTTTCAGATAAAATGATTGAATTTATTAAATTTAAAAGAGATAATAATTTCTATCAATCTGAATATTTCTATACCGATATTTATAACCTTAAAAATCTTGGAGAAATTAAAGATTTTGAAGGCGGCACAATGGATATTGCAAATAAATGTGGATGGGATTATGCGGTTTATCATGAAATATATAATTTAAGGGATTATTACCTCAATCGAGAGAAAAGAATACGCGATGGTGATATTGTTGTTGATTTAGGCGGTAATATCGGTGTATTCACCAGATGGGCGTATAAAGAGGGGGCGAGTAAGGTAATTACATTTGAGCCCGATAAAAGATATTTTGAATTACTTCAATTAAACTCCGATCCTCGCACTGTATTATTTAATGCCGCAATGAGTGATTCAATTGGTACAACCACATTATATGAAAGTGATCATCTTGGAGGATCAAATATTTTAGGGATACTAAATTGTACAAGAAGTTATAGTGTTAGAACATATACATTAGATTATCTATTTGAAACAGAATTAATTAATAAAATAGATTTTTTAAAAGTTGATATTGAAGGCGCCGAACATCAGGTTTTTAAGGGAATATCGGATGAAAATTTAATGAAGATAAAAGCAATAGGAATGGAATATCATAATTGGGGCGGCGTCGATTATACGGAGGAACAAAGAACAGAGTTTATTAAAAGATTGAATAAATTAGGATTTAATTCACATATTTTATTTCTGGGATCAAATAATGTGCTACAAATGTTATATTTTTGGAGATGAGTACACTGGATATAATAGCAAATTCATATGGAACAGATAAATCTTCCTATATGCACAATTATTGTGTTAAATATGAAAAATATTTACCATTTAATAGATATGATAATTTAAAAATATTAGAAATTGGAGTATTCCGAGGAGAATCATTAAGAACATGGAAAGATTATTTTTATCGTTCACAAATTATCGGTATTGACATATTACCCGAATGTAAGAACTACAAAGAAGATAGAATTAATATTGAAATTGGATCACAAATAGATGGTAATTTTTTAACTGAAGTTTCAAAAAAACACGGGCCATTTGATATGATATTAGATGATGGATCACATATGAATTCACATGTAATATACTCATTTGAACATTTATTTCCATCAATTACAACTGGCGGAGTTTATATTATTGAAGATTGTACCACATCATATTGGAGTGATTTTGAAGGAGGATATTTGAAAGAAGGAACATCAATGGAATATTTTAAAAAATTAACCGATGATATAAATTTTAGAGGATTACAATATGATGTAAACGGAAAGTTTCATCGGTACAGAAAAGAATTGGATCTTATTCCACTTTCACAAGAGCAACAACCATCCTGTAGAGTAGACATAGAATCAATAATTTTTTTAAACGGAATAATCATAATAACAAAACGATAATGTCACAATTCAACGAAGATATTTTTGTAATCGATTCTTGGCCAAATAATGAGTCAAGAGAAAATGAGTTAATCACCTTAATAGAGAGATTAAGAATATATGATATACCTATTTTATTAGCTGGCCACTACCCAATTAAACCTGAAATACAGAAAATGGTAGATTATTGCCTTTATGATAGAAACAATCCATTGTTAATTACTGATGAATTTGCGGATTTTGGCGTTAATAGTGTCAGGTGGTCAGATACGAAGGATTTTCGTATTGAAAATCTTCGTGAATATCATCATGATTATGCGGTATGGCAAACAATGAAAAATGCTTTTAATTTTTCTAAATATCTTGGTAAAAAATATATTCATTTTATAGACGATGATAATTTACCGCATCCTATACAGTATCGCCAGACATTTTTAGAAAGAATTAGAGATTTCGATGTGGTTATTACTGAGTACGATGAAGGTTCGTCATTAATAACAAATGAAAAACCTTATTGTACAACATATATCTTTTCAATTAGAACAGATATCGCGGTGAAGGTATTTGACACAATAAAAACTAAAGATGAATTCTTTCGTAATAAGCCAGATAGATGGCAATTAGAGAAAAATTTTTTAAATTCGGCTCGAAAAATTACTAATAGTATCTATGTTTGTAAATACATTCCCAATAATAATGAATTAAACAGACACGCAGTATGGGAAAGGCCAGGAATGGACAGAAATAGAATGGATATTCAACTTTACTTAGCAGTTAACGATATTGATGATTTATATTTACATACTATTTCAGGCGGCGATTACTTAATAGAAGTGTCCTATGGAAATTATAAAAAATTTCATAATGTAACGAAGAATAGTATGCTTGTTTATGAGTTAGGTAAATATCAGCAAGGGAATACAATATTTGTATATTATCAGGGCACGGAAATATATAATAATCATTTAGATTATGATATTAATAAATTTCGAGGATTAAATAAAATAATAAGAAAAACGGAAACGCCAAAAGAAATGAATAACACACCCCCAGAAATAAAAATAAATTTTCTTGACGGAGCATTTGTCGAAATTAAAGAACAGATGAACAGAATATATCGTGTTCAGTTTATTAATAAAAGAAATAATCAAATTGATTTCGAATTAGATTTAAAAAGTAATCATTGGGCCAGATGTAGTAAAAAATATTATATCAATTGGTTGATAAGAATACAAGGTATCGATAATGATTTTTATTCTGAGTATGAAATAAATTTAACAAATAAAAGAGTACTAATTAGTTTTGAATCCAAGTCAATAGGTGATACATTAGCATGGATTCCATATGTTGAAAAATTTAGAGTTGATCATAAATGTATTGTTATTTGTTCAACATTTCATAATAATTTATTTAAAAATCAATATCCTGAAATTGAATTTGTCGAACCAGGAACAACTGTGCATAATGTATATGGACTCTATAGATTAGGAGTCTTTAAAAAAACTGGGTATAAACCAGATCCAAACTCACCTAATGAAGTTGATTATGAAAAACATTTAACTGATCCAAAGAAAGAACCATTAACTAAAGTGGCATCAGATATATTGGGTTTAGATTATGTGGAAATCAAACCTAAATTACCTGTATTTACACAAGGAAAGAAAAAAATAGTTTCTATAGGCACCATCTCGACGGCGCAATGCAAATTCTGGAATAATCCCAATGGATGGCAAGAAGTTGTTAATTTTCTTATTGTAAATGGATATGAAGTTAAATTACTTTCTAGCGAGCCAGATGGATATATGGGCAATACGAATCCTAAAAATGTAACAAAAATACAAAATAAAAAACTTGAAGAAATTTTAAAAATAATCCAAGAATCTGAATTGTTTATTGGTATTAGTAGCGGATTATCATGGTTGGCTTGGGGAACGGGAACTTCCACAATAATTATTTCAGGATTTACTGATGATTATGTTGAACCACAAGAAGGTATAATAAGGATAATAAATAAAGAAGTTTGTCATGGATGCTGGGGAAAATATAATTTTGATCCCAGCGATTGGCGATGGTGTCCAGTTCATAAAGGAACTGATAGGGAATTTGAATGTACTAAAGAAATTTCATCTAAATCTGTAATTTATGAGATAAAATTAATTCTAAAGTTATGATTTTTATAAAATTCTATATATTTATATATAAAAATATAATATGAAAGTTAAATCAATTTTAATATCAGAAAAAACACATGAAACATTAAAAAAATTTTGTAAGGAAAATTCGTTAATTTTAGGTAATTGGGTTGATAAGGTTATTTCAGAAGTAATAAAAGAAAAAGATGAAAAGAAAGATAGAAAATGAACGAATATATAAGATTATGTCCTTCTTGCGGAAAGGAAATAAAATATAAAAATAAAAGTCATTGTATTAGAGCAGATATAAAAAATTCAATATGTCAGGAATGTCAACAAAAAAAATATCAATCAATTGAAAAATTTATAAGGAATTGTCCTATTTGTGATAAAGAAATAAAATATAAGGATAACATATCTTATGAACGAAGTATTAAAAAAGATCGGCCATGTTTATCTTGTTATTCTAAAATAGGAGAATATGAAAATAAAACAAATATAAGAAATTGTCCCATATGTAATAAAAAAATAATCTATTCTAACAAATATAAATGTAATTACGCTAATTTAAAAAAATCGGAATGTCGTTCTTGTTCAAAATCAGGAGAAAAAGCTCCACTATATGGAAGAATAGGTGAAAAACACCATAACTTTGGTATAAAATTGACGGATGAACAAAAACAAAAAATGAGATTATCAAAAATGGCACATTTAAAAAAATGTTATGGGCAATTATCTCCGTTTTATAATCCTCTTGCTTGTCAATATTTTAATAAATTAATGGAAGAAACAAACACGCATATACAACATGCCGAAAACGGTGGTGAATTTTATATTCCCGAATTAGGATATTGGGTGGATGGCTATGATGAAATTAATAATGCAATATATGAATTTGATGAAAGACATCATTTCGACGCTTTTGGTAATTTAAAAGATAAAGACATACGCCGTCAAAATGAAATCGTGAAATTATTAAAATGTCAATTTCATAGAATAAAATTTAATATGGTATCATAAATTAAGAACTGTTTAGGGAACGGTTATCTCGTTTAATTTATTTACAATATTCTCAACCTCTTGTGCTGGCACAACTGTTGACGGCAATGGCGCTGGCTTTGATTTTATTTCACCATTTTCCACATATGTGATTCTTGCTGGTTGTTGTGCTGGTGATACTATTGTTTTTTTACCTTTACATCCGCATGGACTCATATTAATCTTTTTTAATAAATATTTTGTTTTCTAATTTATTTTAGTTTATCTTTGTACCAATATTAACAATATTAAACCTAAAAGTAAAGTAAATGGACAAAGATTTTATTCCTGTAAAAAGTGTTTATAATAGCAACTATGAGGTCATCAAAAACATAATGACTTTATATAAGATTAATCGGTTTGATCTTGATTGTACCTATTCAAGAGGATTGTTTTGGAAAAATTTGCCTGAGCCAAGAATAAAAACGGATCTAGTCCCAATGACCGATGACACAATACAAGCAGATTCCGAACATCTACCATTTGAAGATGGTAGTATGAAAACTATAATGTACGATCCTCCGTTCATAATATCTGGAAAATTATATAAAGAAAACAAAGAAGGTAGTTCAGTAATTGCTAAGAGGTTTGAAGGATATACAACATATGAAAAATTAACAACTAATTATTATAATACATTACAAGAACTTTATCGGATTTGTGAAAAAGATGGGTTAGTTGTAATGAAGACAATGGACACAGTGAGTGGGGGCAAGAATCATTTTACACATGTAATGATTATGAATATGGCGATGAAAATCGGATTTTATCCAAGAGATCTTTTCGTTTTAGTAGCAAAAATGAGGATCAATTCCTTTGGTGGAAAATGGAATAAACAAGAACACGCCAGAAAACACAACAGTTTTTTCTGGATTTTAGAAAAAACGACACCTAAAGTGAAATATTTGTTTTAAAAATCATATTTATATAAAAAGTAAGATATTTATTAATATGGGAAGGGAAAAAATAAATCCTCGTAATAAAAAAGTCAGGGCGACAATTACTATTGATCCTAAAATCGAAAAAATGATTAAGGAATTACATATTAATTTGTCATCTCTGGCAAATGATTTACTATTGAAATATTTTGACGAAAAAAAGACGATATACTAATCCAATATCCTGTATATATAAAATAACATATGACAAATACATTTATATTGGTAGTACGGCAATATTTTCTAAAAGAAAATTTGAACATTTATGGATGTTAAAAAATAATATTCATACTAATCCAATACTTCAAAACATATATAACAAACATGGTAGAACTAGCATAGAAATTTCTATAGTTGAAGAAGTGCCTATTGAGAATTTAATTGAAAGTGAACAAAGATACATTGATCAATATAAAACAAGTACAGATTTGAGATTAATAAACATTTTATTGGTGGCGGGAAGTTCTTTAGGTTATAAGCAAAGTCAAGAAACCTGTGATAAAAAAAGAAAGTCTATGTTAGGTAAAAACAAAGGAGTCAAAAGAAGTGAGGAATATTGTTTACAACAATCTATTCGTCAAAAAAATAGAGTAATAACTCAAGAATGGAAAGATAAAATTTCTAATACATTAAAAGGAAGGGCAAGTCCTAACAAACCTAAAAAATTTATTATTTATAATAATATCACATATTCATATAAAGAGTTTGCAGAAATTGTTAATTGTAATTTAAGTAATCTATATTTAACGACGCAAAAATATACTGAGAAGAAATATGGATATAAATTTGTTGAAATTAAGCAGGATTCTGAGGTGTTCCAAGGTACATATTAACTCTATCACCTATTTTCCAACCGCTGGCAGTACCTGCGGGGAACTCTATGACATGATCTCCCATTCCTGTATACCGAGGTAAGGTCATTCGGTGAGGGTCTTCTACGGGACAATTATGATGAATCATACTGATTCGTTTATTAAGAACAAAAACAATATCTAATGGGACTAGGCAATTTTTCATCCAAAATGAATGATGTCCTTTTCCCATTTTAAATACCATACATCCTTCAAGTTTATCTCTGCCCATCATTCCTTTGGCAAGTTCTTCGGGTTTCGATAGATATTCAGCAGGAAATTGTTTATTATTTATAATAACCATATAGATAAATATTTGGTAATATAAATAATTTTTCGTATATTTTAAACTATGGAAACAATATTTGGAGGTTTAGTCGAATTTAAAGATCGTGCCAAGCTAGTAGAGTTTGTTGAAACGATGGATATCGACGCGTCAATCAAAATAATAGAGACATCTCTTGAATTTGGACAGAAAAACGGATTATACACAGGAAGAAGCTTATTGTATTTATAAATCCCTTGCTGTACTGAAAGAAACGAGATGGAAAGATAATCTAAACAACAATGGAAAATCCTGATTCAAGAGAAAACATTATGTACCATAAAACAAATATGGGTACAATTCCTGTATACCATGATCCGTATATGGAGCAAGGTGAGGTAGTTATTATTTATAAATCCAAGGAGTTAGATAACCCAGGAATTATTTTTGCACCGTATATACTGATGTTACGTGAGCCAGGCGAAGAGTCAACGGGGCCATATCTTGATTCTCCTATTGAAAAAGATGAGGTCGATGAGATTCTTAGGAAGAATCGTAAAAATAGAAAGAAAGAAGATATTAAAGCTTTCGTTTGTAATTTAACTGATACCGATGAAGAGAGGTTGATAAAAGTGTTAGAAAAATGGTTTAATGAATTCCCCAATTAAGTATTTCGGAGGCAAAGGAACAATGTTCAATAAAATAATAGATTACTTTCCAAAAAGAGAAACATACGACACATACATCGAACCATTCGGTGGTTCATTCAGTATCGGGCTAAAAAGAGATCCCGTGGAGATCGAAATGTATAATGATTTAGATCAGAACGTGTTCGCATTATATAAAGTACTTTCCGATCCACAAATGTTCAAAGAGTTTAAAGAAAAATGTGATTTGGTTCTTTATTCTGAAGATATCCGAGCATATTTTATTCAGCAATTAAAAAACCCTGGCAATACAATGGTTGAGCAGGCGTTTTATTTTTTCTATGTTAATAGGACATCCCACAATGGAGTCGGTGGATTCTCAAAAAATGTATACATCAGAAGAGGAATGAGTAAATCAGTTTCAGATTTTTTATCGGCAATTGACAGACTTCCAGAACTTCATGATAGACTTTCTAGAGTTATCGTTACCAACATGGATGGAATAGAATTAATTGGTAAACATAACGCTCCACACGTTTTTATATATTGTGATCCCCCATATGAACAATCAACTCGAACGTCTACTAGATACACGGTCGATATGGACAGGGAAGGTCATATAAAGTTTTTAAATACCATCATGGAAAGTAAAGCTAAGATTCTGATTAGTGGGTATGATTGTGAATTATATAACAAATTAAGTGAAAATGGATTTACGAAAGTTAGTTTCCAAGTAAAAACAATTGATGGAAACTTCAAGCCAAAGACAAAGACGGAATATTTATATTATAATTACTCTATTTGATGCTTAAAATGTTGGATATAATAAAAGAAGGATCATATGATGCACAGGGCGTTGGAGATAAAGCATATGAAAAATTTCATATTAAAACCGATTACGAGAATTTAAAAGCTCAAGCTCAATTACAAAGAGAATTAAACGGAAGACCCGTTGCAAAAATACATGGTACTTATATATTTTTGAATCCTACATCTTTACGATATTTTGGAAAAAATGTAAGGGCAGTAGCAGATAGATTCGGTAATCTCTATGTTGCTCAAAAAGATGGGGATTTTATACATCATAATATTGCTAAGGCTGTGGGTCTTGTTAAATCTGATCCATATTACGAAGGAGGTGAATATATAAGTTTAGTGAGACACGGGAGCAGTAATAATTTTTATGACTTGTCCTACTATTGGGATAATCATATGCAAGCAAAAGCAATTAAAGCAATTCGTATGAAACATCCAAATTTTAATATTTTATCTGATTTTTAATAATTATGTCACTAAAATTAATGGATATTATAACTGAAAATCACAAGCGCGAATATGGATGCGTTATGTTATTTTTTGATTTTCCTGAACTCTATAAAATACAGGATGCAATAAATCCTGATGATCTTTATGAAGAAGATGATGACGATTCCTATGGATTAGAATCAGAGGCGCACGTAACATTGCTTTATGGATTGCATAAAGGAGTGTCTGATGAGGATGTCAAAGAGACCTTAAAAAACATTGATTTTGATGTTTGTAAACTTTTTAACCTTAGTTTTTTTAAAAATGAAAAATACGATGTGTTGAAATTTGAAGTTGGGTATACTACTCGTGGCGGAGCATTTTTAAGTAAAGCAAATAAAGAATTAAAAAAATTTCCATATACGAGTGATTTTCCAGACTATAATCCTCATTTGAGCGTCGCCTATCTCAAACCTGGGATGGGTAAAAAATATGTTGATAAATTAAAAAGGGTCAAAGACTACATCTTAACCCCAAAAGAAGCCAGGTATTCTAAAACTGACGGATCTAAAATAAAAATTAAAATTAATGTAAAAAAATAGCCAATTTTCTTTGGATATCAAATTTTTTTATTATCTTTGTACAACTTTTATCTATAAACTATGGAAGAATTGTTTAAGCAGAGTTTTAATTACGCAATCATCAAAGTATTTAAAAACTATTCAAATGTGTCTGATCGAAGCGTTAACTATAAAATTCACAAAATAGATCAAGACGTAGAAGAAATTGATCCATTTCAAATGCCGGTAAAAAAATACACTATATCGGCTGTTGAAAAACAGGTAGCATTTGATATGAGATTATTTAAAAAAGGCGCGAAGAAAACCAATTTTTTCTATACAACAAATCCAACACACTCATTTGAAAACCATGCCCTTCCTGGCGTTCCCACGATTGAATATGAGCCTATTACGCTTATCGATCCACTATATTCGAAATTACAAAGTAATAGATATTCAAATAATAATTTTGAAACCACTAAAGATAGACATATTAAGTCTCACTACAATAATCCTTTTGTATCAATTCGAATTTTTAAAATTGAAAGATGGATAAAACGAGATGGTGATAAAATAACAATAAAATTTTATGTAATGACTCGGATTCGAAATGCTAATTGTATATATTTTACAAAAATCACTAATAGTACAACAGTAACATTTAATCTTCGTTCAGGTAATTTCACAATAATAACTTTTTCTTCGGGGAAAAAAAAGAAAGTA